GCTACGGCTCCGGCTACGGCTCCGGCTCCGGCGACGGCTCCGGCTACGGCTCCGGCTCCGGCTACGGCTACGGCTCCGGCGACGGCTCCGGCTACGGCTCCGGCTCCGGCGACGGCTCCGGCTACGGCTACGGCTCCGGCTACGGCTCCGGCGACGGCGACGGCTACGGCTCCGGCGACGGCGACGGCTACGGCGACGGCTCCGGCGACGGCTCCGGCTACGGCTCCGGCATTTATTTACCAAACAAAAAATAGGATGTTTAAAATGAGCAAAAAAGAACTACTGGAAAAATTAAAAGCGTGGGGTGTTTTGATTCACGCCGTCAAGAATCTAAAAGAGGACGACGGAAATAAAAAAGTATTCGAGACCGAGCGCGAAGCCTTCATAGCCGAGCGCGATATGGTCCGAGCACTGGAATACACCCCCTTGGATGTGATCGAAAGCTTAACAGAGGACAAAGAAGGGTAACAAAATGACACCTGCACAATTTAGAGAGATTAGGCTTAAAGCCTTGCCGAAAATCATCAAAGAGATAAACCGAGAACTCGAAAAAGGGGTTGTTGTGCATCATGTGGAGAGTGTTTTGGCGCCCGATGTTGCGAAACACTACGAGGCGCTTGGTTGGCACATTGAGCAAATGTCTCTTGTGGTGAGCATTGTTCTTTGTTTCTCAATAACAAAGGACAAGAAAGAGGGGGAGGAATGAGCCAGCCCACAATTCAGCCAAGCAAAAGTGAGCACTGGAATACACCCCCTGAAGTTGTAGAAAGAGTAAGGCTCTTCGCCGGTGGCCAGATTGCGCTTGACCCCTGTAGTAATGAGTTTTCAAACGTCGGGGCGAAGGTGGCCTTAACCAAAGAGCAGGACGGCCTAAACGCTTACTGGCATGAACTAACCGAGCCGGGTGATTTGATCTTTATTAACCCGCCTTACGACAAGGAGACAATCGAAGAGGTCGCAAAAAGAAGCCTCGCCATTGCCCGATTGTTTTACCGGGATGTTTTGCTTTTGGTGCCCACCAAGAGCGATCAAGACTGGTTTCAAAATGAAACGCTAGTTCGTGCCCGCGCTGTTTGTTTTATCAAGGGCCGCGTCAAGTTTTGGGATAAAGGCAAGGTCTGCAAGGGAGGTGCGGCGTTCCCTTGTTGTCTAATTTGGTTTGGTTCTGCGAATAGCACCCGCAGTGATGACAACTTTAGCGAGGCGTTTTCTTCGTTAGGGCGATGTCTCAAATTGAGATAGAGAAAAAGGAGAGTGTCAAAATGCAACTATGTAATACTTGTCAAAAGCCACTACCAGAAAACCACAAGAGCAACTATTGCGGCAAGCAATGCCTTAAAACACACACAAGGTTGCTCTATACAAACCAAGCCAAAGAGAGCGCAGCGCGAAGAGCGCCCACTAGAGAACTTCGTAAGAAGGTCAACGGGGGATCTGAAAATAGCCCTCTCAAATATCTCTATAGTCTTTTTGCAGAGTATCCAAGCGATACGCTAGACCTCAAAAAAAGAGACACTCCGAGAGACGAGAGAGCGCCCACCACAAGAGCCGAGTGTGCCAATATGCCTCGCCCCTGCCCCGCGCTAGGATGCAAGTATCATATGTTATTTGATGTGTCCTTTGCTGGCACAGTCAAGTTGAATGCTGTTAGTTTGGAGGCGCTCAAGTATAGCTGTGTGCTGGACGTTGCCGATACTGGCGAAAAGACATTGGAAGAGGTGGGTACTATCCTTGGCTTGACTCGTGAGCGCGTGCGGCAAATCGAGGCGATTGCTTGCTCCAAATTGAAAGAGCAGGCTGATCCTAAATATGTGGATTGTCTTGAGGGGGACGGTTCCAATATTAGCACCGATACGCCAAGAATTCGTGAGTATCGAAGATCGTGTTCGCAGTGCAGTAAAGTGTTTTATTCTAGTAAGAGGCGTGCGTTTTTTTGTAGTTCGGTTTGTTACCACAAGAGCCGTAAACCAGCGCTGCAATTGGAGGCCGCAGAATGACCCCATACGCAATCTTAATCCCTGGCTTCGATCGGAATCTGTACCGACTCACACCAGCAATAGAGCATTGGTGTTATGGCAAAATACCACCGCCAGAGGAGTGGTTTGGACATACACAAGGCGGCAAACTTGAACATTACAAAGGGCTGGTGCAGGGCGAATACAGAAAGCTAGCAAAGCTCCGTTATGCAGTGATTTATACGAGCCGATTTGTAAACGTAGAACACTACGTACAAGTAAGCGAAAAACCGCCGGGGCTGGTAGTGGGCAGAGGTCCAGAGGCCGAGAATTTTAAGGTATCAACCACCAACGCAAAGAAGGCCCTTGCTGAAATTGGCTATACGCTTTTACCAGAAGGAGCCGCCTATAAGTTTTGGCTGAGAGAACAACTCGTTTTTGCCCCCTATCAAAACCTAACAGGGGAAAATAAAATCAAAAAGGAAGAGTAAAAATGTCACAACATTATTTAGACGACGAAGAGAAGAATCTATTAAGAGCCATACTTCAAGACTATCAAGAAAAGGACTTAGCCGAAGAGTATAACCTAAGACGCTATACCCTATCTGATGCGCTCAATAATCGCGGGCTCTCACTGCCAGAGATTAACGAGATAAGACAATTGCTGCACGAGTTTGGCGAGGATTACGAATACGAGGAAAGAGAGGAAGAGTAAGAAAATGGAACGTAAATCTTTATTTATTTATGGGGGTTGCCTCGCTGCAATCTCCACGCTCAAAGAAGAGCAAATCCCTTACCTGATCAAGATTCTATCCGCGCAAGCACAAGGAGAGATCTTGTCTGTGCTGCAAGAGTGCCTGAATCAAATTGAGCCTCTCAACAGAGAAGAAAGACTAGAGGTGCTTAACCGACTCGCGAGAGAGTTGACGGGTCAGGTCGTTGCCGAGATAAAGCCGATTGCTCTTGCGCCCAAACAGAGCAAGCAAGAAAACAAAAGACAATTAAATCGCTGCTATGACGAGCACTACCTTAAAAACAAAGCCGAAGCAGAGAAGGTTTATCCGGGCTTGTCTCTTTCGGGAATTGCTGAAAAGTTGGGCATCAACAAAAAGACTTTTATTGGCAGATTGAAAACATGCAAAACTGCCGAGGAGGCGATGACGACACCGCTAAACAAAAAATACCAAAGAAGGGGAGTAGCAGAATAGAACATGAATAAAACCTTTAGCGCCGTACTGAACGAGTACGCCAACTGTAAACTTTCGCTGTTATCGTCGGCAGCTAAAGATGAATTTTGGGTATTTATTGACGAGGTGAAAATGATCGAACGACTAAACGGGTTGCGCTCCTCGGTAACTTCACTTAAGGAGGTTGCCGTTTTTTCGGACGCCTCCGTTTTGGAGTTGGATATTTGGGAACGACAAACGGATAGCACGTTTCTCTACTATAGTGTTTTTGTTTCCAAGATAGAAAAGAGAGAAAGCATTTGGTGTTGCAGCACTTCGGATTATCGGCTGGCTCTCTATGCGCTTTCTGTTTGTCCTCTGCCCTAGCGCCCCGCCAACGCTGCACACCCTGCCGGATACCAGAGCGCAGCACTCTTGCCGCTTCCTCTTACCAAGTCAAAATCAAGTTTAAATCCGTGCTTTGCTGTAATCCTATAGGCGGCCTGCGCGATCTCAGTATCGGGGTCAATCACTCTGAACTTGTAGGTTTGGCGGTGGGTAATAATCGTGGGCTCTGCTCCTTTGGCGCGGAGCTGCTCTATTGCGTATACAATGGCGGTCTCTAAGAGGGCTTCTCTTTCTGGTGTCCAGGCGCCCGCTTCTCTGTGGTAGGTCTTGCCTTTTTCAACGACCGTCTTTCGGCTCTCACTTACCCAGGCCACTTCGATATGGACAAAATCAGAGTAGTTGTCTTCAACGATTTTATCTATCGAATGCACCTCGTAGACCGCCTTTGTGCTGACGTAGAAATTAGTTTTCATCCCGGCGCAACGCTCACCCGGCCAATAATCCGTTTGATGGATTTGCAGATAAAGCGGCTTGGTAAAGTCTCTTGCTTTGTTTTTGAGATTATTGATGTCGCCTTGTACGGGGATGATCAGGTTGGTAGAGATCGCGGTCTTCTTATCGGCGTCTGTGGCGATACAATCTGCGAGATCGGGATCGGTAGAGAGTCGATTGTTATCTCTCGCATAAGCTGCTAGTGCTGCCTTGGTGCGAGGCCCCACAATACCGTCGATGGGTCCAGGGTCATAGCCGAGGGTCTTGAGATCGTTTTGTAGTTCCTTAATCCGTGTGCTCATTTTTGCTTTTTAACCTTTTCTTGAACTGCTTTAATCTGAATTAATCGCCACCACATAAAGAACGGATCGAGCCCGGGCCAATCGCATGACCATTTCCATTTAGGCCACGAAGCAATTATGCTTGCATTGTTAAGCCGAAATAGAGCTTTTTGAATTTGTGAATCAGGATCGGGCTCGATCATATGTTGCCTCTATACGGGGTGAACTTTTAGAGTAGCACAGAATTCTTTCCACTCCTCTGTCAACTCTACGATCTCTTCCTCGGAAATTTCACCGTCAATCAAACAGAGGAAAGCGCTTATAGATAAATTTAGAAGAGCCGCCTTTGTTTCACTTGAGATCTTTATAAGGTTGTTTTCATTGCGGAGGCGTCTTGCTCTGGCTGTTTGTATCAGGGTTTTGATCGTGCTTCGTATGCTCATTTTTGATTGCTCCTATAGGGGGTTGCTGTGCATTCACGAGCCGCTTGATAGCTTCGTACGCTTGCCCCGAAAACGCACCCGCGAGTATACCCCAGATCACCCGAGATCCCAAACTTTCACCGGGTACTAATCCCGTGAGTGGGCCTCCTGCCGCGCCAAGCAAGAGAGGCACAAGAGGCAAGATCCGGTGTTGGTGCTCTGGCAAAGCAGATTTTATTGCAGCGGTCACGACGGAGATCGCCGCCCCCAATAAAGCTAAATAAAAAAGTTGGATAGAATCAAATTGCATTACTTCTCCTTGTTCACATTAAGGGTAGCGTTGATCATTGCTATTTTTATTGAGACCTCATTGAGTGTCTCTTTGATGCAAGCCGTACTTACCTCTAACGGTCCGAGGTGCTTGTCTATTTTATCTTCAATCTTGTTGACCACAACCTCAAGTTCTCTCCTTGTTACAAAGCCCGCGTGTACTTCTACCGAGTCGCGGTCTTTTTTGGTGAGTTCGTTTTGTAACTTGTTGAGAGAATTATTCAATCGGTCGTAGGCTTGCTCAAATTCGGTGCGCCCCACCCGGCCAAAGAGAAAACCAACGAAGGCTACGAGCCCGCCTACAAATCCAAAGCAAATTGTAATCAGAGTTAATGCCTCTTTTAGATCCATCATATCAACGCCTTCTCAACCCTCTTTGGGGCTGGTATAAATTTATCTAGTATCCGTTCGCGGTAAAGCAAGCAATCCACAAGCAGCCCGCCTCGTCATCGCAAGCACCCGCGCTGTTTTGCATTTTAAACCGGAGCTTTATATCGAAGTCTCCGGTTTCATGTAGGGTATCATCAGGATTCTCAGGGGGATAGGTTAAATTTATTCTGATCTCTTCTGACACACGGTATAGGACAGAGTTCAACTTGAGCGCGCTCTGTCGCACTGTGGGTATTTCGGCGTTCTTATTCCACCCTTTTCGATTAGCAAACTGCAATCTCTGGTTGCTCTGGTAGGCCACATTGTCAATCGGCAACAACTCCACAAATCCAAAGTCATCGGCAAGCGGATCGATGATATTGCGAAAGGGACCGCATTGCATAGAGGTTACAATCGAGGAGCCCCCCGCAACAGGTGTCACCGTGCATGACATTAATAAGGTTTGACTCGAATCATAGGCGGCATCGGCTCCCTGGTAGCCAGGATGCGCAGCGACACGAATAATCAGAGCACCGCACCCCGCAGGGATAGAGCGCCTGAAATTATACTGCACCCATCCCACCGAGCGATCGTCGGTGAAGTGTAAGAAGGCTCCCTGGTTGGGTCTGTGATCCATGCTCGGAGGGGTCGCAGCAACAAGCGGCAAGGTCTCCCCCAGGTAGGTTAAATATGCAAAGCTCTGTACATCTTTCAAGCAAGCGCCATCGCCGATAATTGAGCCGTCATTTTGCGGCGTCATGCGACCTTGATGCTGATGTATCCCCCCGATGGACTCTCTAAATCTGCGCCGCCGGTCTATCGTGCCGTTATTCATTAAGCCCGGGGTGCTGCCCCAGAGAGCAATATTCAAGGCGTTGGTTCTCTGCTTAATCTTCTGCGCGAGTGGTGGGCTGATTAAGCTCAAGCTAGATTTTATTTCTCGCACCGAGAGGGGGGCAAAGACAGGATCGCTTTGATTCGTTGCCCTTGCTGCGTCTGATAAGGCCGTGCCGATGATCTCCCAATCCGAGAGGAGATGTTGCGTTGTAGAATCTAAGTCACTGGCAAGCCACAGAGACGCCTCTACAAAACGATCTTTCGTGACATCCCCCAATGATCGCAAATTAGAAATTGAAACGGTTTGATTGCTGCGGGTGCCAGTGCCCGAGGTTGTATAGGAGATCAAGCCGCGCACCTCTTCGGGGGCAACGCCAAGCTTAAAATTCACAGAGTCCAGTGAGCGCAGTGCTACATACAACACAACGGCTTTACCGCTCGTTTCGTGGTACTCTGTTACCGATACCCGTACCGTTTTAACGCCGCCCGGAAGACAGATACAAGCGCAATCTAAGCGCTTGGCGTTGGTATAATCTACCTGCTTGGTGTCGTCTTCGGTGACAGCCGCAAAAGAGCCAGTGGAAGGTGGGCCGATTGGAATACCTGTTAGTTCTAAGGTCTGCTGATAGCGCCCAAAAGAGCGCTGGAGAATCGGCAAGTAGAGCGATGCGCCGCCGTCCTCGTCGTGGTCGTGCGGAGGTGTTGCCGTTTGAATCTGTCGCGTAGGCCCATAGATTAAATCAAGCACTGCTTTTGGGTTGGTCCAAAAGACCTCCAGTGCAATCGTATCCGTTGCCGAGCCAGGAGCGAGATCGCTATCATCCCAAAAATAAATTGTGCTCATTTTGTTTTAATAAATCCTTTGGATGTACCAACAAAGGACACCCCGCATTTTAAGCACTGATAGCGCGGCTTACATTTGCAATAACTCTCGTCAACGTGCTCGGTTGCGTTGTTCCAATTGTGCACAATAAAATAATTATGCTCGCACTTTTGCTGTAACAATCCGCTGATTTTAACCGCGAGATCGATCACTGCTGAGATCGCATCTATCTTTTCCTTTAGTGTGCTCATATAGGGGTCACTCCAAACGCAATTTCATGTATTGCAACCGGCTCGGTTGCTGCGTCAAGGTTCGCAGAAATCACAACCACCAATGGATACCAACCTGCAATGGTAGCATCCTGTGCGGCTCCAGTGAGATCTTGCGTTACGCCGTCCACCCACGCCCGATCTCGCAAGGTCGCCGTGGAGAATGTCAACGTATAGGTAGCAACAAGCGTCGTGAGATCTAGTTGGTAAAAATCGAACTGTATATTGCAATTTGTTGTTGCTGAATTGTCGTTTGATGCTCGCACTCTTGGGATTAAATCAGTCAACTCATAGGCATTCAGAAAGAGCCGGAGTGTACACTTCTCTCTCACTGGCCCTGCGGCATTGACGATCCAAGAATCGAAGGCCTCATTCGGCGCAGAGCCCACCGCAGGCGGGAAAGCATCGGCGTTGTTCAACATCGGGAAAGAAGCGATCTGTCTCCATTTGATGCGCGTTGTACTGCTTACATGATTGTGCCCCGCTGATACGGTGAGATCCGCCGTGAACAACGCAGCGGTTGCCCCCAATACAATACTTTTATTATTATTTGCCGATACCTCTAAGATCCCAAGATCGAAGAAAGAGGTAGGTGGCAAGCGGTTGGGCGCCCACGTCGTCAATGCTTCTACCGGAGATCCGCCACTAAAGAGCGTTGTAAGCAGCGTCATTGTTTAATCCTGATCAATCACAAATGAAAAAGTGAGATCGCTTGTGCTGGTATAGGTCGGCGTACCTCTCACAACCGCAGCACAATATAGGCTTGTTGCGTTGAGCACAAAAGGGAGATCGATACCTTTCAAGGTTGCGATTGCGTTTCCTGCTGCGGCCCACGCGGTATTATACGAAGTAATCGAAACAACCCCCAGGCAAAATGCCATATCTGCATCGCTGACAGCGAAGGCCGCGTTATCGGCCGCAAGCGTCACGCTTCGATCGAAGAATACCAGATCGATGTTGGCACGCTGTGCCCCGCCGTTTTCAAGGATTGTAACGGCGCGCAACATGCCAGAACCGCCGCTTTTTCGTGCAGCGTTGGCAATGGTCATCAGGCCCCCTAACTGATCCGCAGTGGCATAGATGGCGCCGCTCGAAATCGTCGGGATAACTTGCACTCTTACTTTAACATTGGAGGCTGTATATAATCGACCATTGCTGATTTGTAACGGCTCATAATCCGCGTCTGTTCCTGCGAGGTTCGCCGGTGTTAGCTTCTGTACTGCGAGCGCAGGAACGCCAACATCACCGCTTGCATGCGCCGCGTCCTCTGCTTTTGCAATCGAGGTCGCTTGCGCTAGGACTTGCACCGGGAGCATGTTCGAGGTTGATACATCGCCACTATTAACGCCGTCGGCACCAAAGATCAACTTCACTCTCTGATATTTAACGCCTGCGATATCATCCGCTGCAATCGTATCGCCCGCGCCGCCTGCTGGTAAAACCGTATTGTCTGCCATAATTAAACTCCAAATTTATAGCGCTGTGCCCCGAGGGGACGCGCCTGCGTAAAGGTTGCAAAACGACCCGTGCTCACTGTATCAACGGGCTCAATTAAGGTTGCGCTGAGTTCCTCTTCGGAGACCCTCCGAGGCAAGGAAAGCCGCGTCTCTCCCACGACAAAGAGATCATCGATCGTCGCAGCAGACCCCCTTAAAAAATCACTATCTAGTGTCAATCGAAATACAACAGGGGGTCCGGCTGTGATCGTCGTTAAGACTCCAAAGGATTCAATGGAGCCGGTCTCCTCTTGTGTACCAAGAGGCGCGTGGTCGAAGTTCTCCACCTGCACGAAGGAGCCCTCGCTTTGTATCGCGCTGAACACCCCGCTGAAATCTGTTGAGGGATCAAAGGTCGCACCGTCCAGCCTTGATACCGTGAGATCGATCACTGTCGAGGAAATCACCGAGATCGCATCTATCTTGATCGTGGGCGCAAACTGCGTGTTATCCAGTGTCTCAAAATAAGCAAGAGGCGATCTGTCTTGTAGTAGTTTTAGTTGTAGAATGCCTGTATCAAAACTAATATCAATGCCGATCACAAAAAAGATCCCATTAATACCGCGCCCTGTCGGTGTCAAAATATCGTCGTTGCTCCATGAGACGCGATCTCCAAACTCCACCGAGGACGCCATGAAGGTTTCTAGCGATATGGGGACTGTAAACACCAGTGGTTGCCCTCCGAATTGCCGATAAAAAGCCTCAATCAGAGGAGTGATTCCGCTATCCGCGCCAACACTCAAATTGACATTGCGCCAAAAACGAACCTCTTGTACTTGCTCTTTTTTCACTGGAGATGTTTTTGAGAAGCGCACCAATCTTTTTTGTTGGGGCTCCAGGTCGATCACGCGAACACCGGCGCTCAAGTCTAGTCGCTTGATTGCGGAGAGCTGCTGACCTTGGTCTATGGGTGGCTGTGATGGGTCGTTATCGCTTGCGATTGTAAGAGCGCTGGCCTCTGCGTGATTCCAAAGTTTGATTGTAAGGAGACCGCTTTGTAATGAGCCAAGGAAAACTTGTGTTGCGATGAACTCATTTGTTAAAAAATCACGAAGGCTGATCCCCTTAGATAGATCAAAATAATAGGTGTTCACATCGTCAAGGAGTTGGTCTAGCTCTAAGAGCTCGGTAGTGGTGCCACTGACATTGAGAGGGTTCGCCTGCACTGCGCCAAGATTGAAATAGGCAAGAGGTATCCCCGCACCAAAGCCGCCGATTAAAGTATCATATGCGCCCGCATCTTGACCGTTGACAGAGGTTGCCAGCGTCAAGAAGGCTTGCACCACGGTCTTTGTAAGTTTCACCCGTAAGGTTAATTTGGGGGGCTCTCCTTCGGTCGTACCGCTCAAAGAGATACTGCCGACGTTGCCTTGCGGTATTGCGTTCAGATACCACGGCTTAAGTTGTGATTGCTGACCGCTTGCAGTTGCCGCAATCTGAATGTTCGTGTCGGGAAAGTAACCATCATCTACAAGCGAGCAATCTACTTTGACCGTTTTGTATTGCGCTCCTTCTGAGTTCCATTGATAAAAAGAGAGGGCGTTGATTTTAAAAATCCAATCGTCGCCATGACTGAGCTTGATCTGCCATTCTGTTTCTGTGTCAGACTGCAACCGTGCTTCAAGATCGGTAAGTGTAGCGCTGTCAATCGTCTTTGAACCACGACGCGAAACGGGTTCATTGAAAAAAGCCTCCGCTTGATCTTTTGTCAAAAGAAAGGAAACCTCTTGTGGGCGCTGCTGCTCGATTTTTGTTACAACGATCATATGCGACAAGGAGATCTCTTTGCTTGTGCCTCCTACCTCGTGAGCATTTAAAGCGTCCTCCAGGTACTCAATTTCGATCGCGTAGGTATTGCCGTCCCTTCGTTGTGGCGCACCGACCACACGCCCCCGCCTTAATATATAATCTGAGATTGCCCCAAATTGGTCTAGCTTAAAAAGATACAACCCACAATAAAAGCCTGCATCCCAATCTGGTTTCTCTCTCAGGTACAGGCGATCGGTTCCATCCTCCACATTGCTATAATCGGAGGGGCGCAAGCAATGTGTTTGCGAGAGAGAGCCGCATCTTGCGCGAGTAAGACCAATATCTAGCGATCTATAAAAGGGGGTCGGGCTTGAATTTGCGACAACGGTCACGCACTCACGACCCAGAAAATAAGGCACGTCGTCGGTCGGCTCCGGGCTTCCTACGATAGATGCGAGCGAGTCTACATCTGTAAGTGTGCTCTCTTTGAAACCCCAAAGAACCGAACCATCATCATACAAAAATAACTGAGAGAGAGTTCCGGCTTGATCCTCTTCTAAGAGAACTGTAATCGTTTCGTTTTGCCCCGTGGGGTTTCTGGGATCGGCGCCCCAATTTTGTCCTGGCTTTCCTGTCACGATCCGGTACATGGTACAGCCGGTAAGCTCCGAAGGAAGCCCCGCATCCGAGGCATTGATAAAGCCGTCCGTATATAGACAAGGCACTGTGCTGCTCGTTGCCACCCTCGGATCAGGAATACCGTACATGACCAAACCAAATACAAAATCACTCATCTTATTTTGGCTTTCCTACGGTTAAGATCTCGGTGAGTTTCTTTCTCGCGTTTTGCTTTTCTCTCTCGCTCTCTCCGGCGTAGATCGTGGTCGAGCCAGGCCCCCCGCCCATATAGACAACGGTGGAAAGTTGTTGTGTGCCTGGATCAGAAAAACGGTTCTGGGTACTGCTGGCCCCACCTCCCCCGCCGCCCGCGCCCTCTTCGGCTCTCTCGCGCCGCGAGGCATCACCGCCCACCACCGCCCCACCAATCGCCGCAGCGGTCGCCGCTGCTCCAAATTTTGCCGCAGAGGCAAAGTGATTTGCCGCTGCGCCTGGATTCTGAGTAACAAGCGCTAGGCCCTCCGCAAACTCTCCAATTGCCTTGACGCTGTATTCTTTGGCGAGCGCCTTTAGAACCTGCGCAACGCCTCTCTCTGCTGCCAGCCCAAAACCCGTAAATAGAGCGTTGCCCGCTGCGATGTTTTCTTCTAGTTGGTCCGTGAGTTCTCCGGTGATTGACGTTACCAGGGAGGCGTATCTTTCGTATTGAGCAACGCGTTCATTTAGGACGCGCTCTCGCTCTTGCGTAGCAACATCGGCTTGCTTGCGGTTAAAGTCGCTCATCGGATCTTCTGGTCGATCTCCCAAAGAATCACGACCGATCCCGCGATTACCCGCGCCTTCTACGTCTCGCGGCGCTCCTTCTCGCCCTGCTATTTTTCCAAGCCTTGCCGACTCATTCGACAACAGATCCAAGACAGATTTATTGAGCGCTTCAATCTCCGATCTCGCCCGAATTGCTTGATCATAGGTGCGATCCAACCACTCGGAGACCGTCTCGGTTGCTTCTTTGGTGCTCTTAGAAATGCCCTGCCAAGACTTATTGGTATCTTCGCTGTCCTCTGCGATCTTTTGGATGCCCGCAGAGAACTCAGACGCGAATTGCTTGGAAAGATCGTTCGCTTCTCTCTCCTCGTCCCACTGCTTTTTGACACGATCATACGCTTCTTTTTGTTTGCGATTTTCGTCTTTGAGACGGTCCTCTTCAATCTTGCGAAGCTTGGAGATTTTTTCGGTCTCATCCGCAACGTCTTGCGTACCTCTCCACCAATCATAGGTAGCGCTCGCAGCGCCCGCCAGGCCACCCACAATCCCGCCTACCGCAGTACCAATGCCGGGGAATATAGACCCTAGTGTTGCTCCGGTTGTGGCCCAGGAAAGCGTGGTCTCTGCGCCTGTCTTGAGTTGCTTTACGACCTCTTCGGCGCCCTTACCTGTTTCGCCAAAAATCTCAGGATATTTCGAGAGAATCCCCGCGCCTTTTTCGAGAGCACCCGTCACCAGGCCAGCGCCAACTTTTGCGCGATCCAAGCCCTTAATAAAAGCAACGTCGTCTGACTTGAGCGGTATCTTCACCGCAAAGGTTTTTTCGAGATCTTTACGCCAAGAGTCGAGGCTGTCTTTTGCTTTTTCGGTCTCGGGCTTCAGTGGTATTTTGATCGGCATAGCAGCCCCCTTTATGGTATCGCTAATGATGGATTTTGAACCAATCGCAAGAGCAGATCTTGGTTGTAGTACAGGTTGCCCTCGCTGGTGCGGTTGTGCTGTATTAAAATTTCACCGTTCGCACGAAGGCAATATGCTTTTGCAACAAAGGTCGAGAGACCCGTACTATCAACCGGCTCATAGACGAATAACAAACCCACACGTCGCGCCTCTTCGATCATCGCGAAGATCTCAGGGTAAACTTGTATCGGCTCGCCTACGTTAGGCACAATTGAAGTAGGCCAAACATCCAGGCAACGGAAGGTATCCGTGGGTGATTCATCGCGATAGCGAGCCCACCAGCGCCCACACTTAAGATACGCGCCCGCTGTCAAATTGTCGGTGCGCTTGTATGAATTGGAGATACCTGTAAATAAAGTTTCGTCTACGCTCTGTAGCGTCAAAAGATTACGGGTTGCGCCAAACGCTGAGAAGCGACCCACAAGAAAGGGAGGGCCTGCCATTGTCTGAGGCTGTGTGCGGATCGACATATCCCGATCGTAGACCGGGCCCATACCGGAGGCGTATTGCGAGATCGTTTCATCGGAGAGAGTGCGGCTATATTGCCCGCGAAATGTGGCGCGATCCCCGGAGTCTTGTATCGCGTTGCGCGTCACATATAGCCAACGAGGCTGGAAACGCCCAGTGTCATCGATGCCACCCCCGGAGATTGTTAAAGATCGACTCTCGCCGGGGTATGCAAACCCCAGATAGCACCAAAGATTACTTGTATTGACGAGTGTAAAATTACTCCACGTCGTTGCAACTCCACCAATAAGAGCGCCCCCTGTTGTTGAGCAGGTTATACGCAAGAGGGTTTGATTGACGCCAGAAACTAGGCCACCGGACTGTATGCCGATTTTAAACGGAATTGCGGCTGCATTCGCGGGCTCGGTGGTGATTACAGCCTCCGCAACCATGCGCGCATAGATAGAGGCTCGTATTTTTTTGGCGCAGTGATTGATAAATCCATCCGGGGAATAGGTGCCCGCTGTCAAAACTGGATCGGCGCCGTCTACACTGGTAAGCGTTGCCGTCGTGGTTCCATTGGTGATTGTCGCAGTCCAAGCTAGCGTGATTCCACCCGTGGGGACAATAATCGCAGTACCAAAAAGCCTTACAGGGTTTGCCATATTAAGCCTCTTGATCCATCATACGACGGGTGAAAAGTATCTCTTGTTCGAATTGATTTTCGATAGAGGATAACTGAGAGAAAACATCAGAGATGCGAGGTGGCAAAAACACCAAGCCCTCTCCAAAAAAATCAAAAACTCCGATATGTTTGATATCAAAAAAACTCTTGAGGGTTTCGATAAGGCCTTCATTCCTCAGTTGTACCCCACGCGGGCAACACTTCATCTCGTCTTTTTCTTGATCGCCCGTGTCCGAAAGTAAAACAGGTCTTGTTGCTGGCTTTTGTTGCGATAAAAAAGGACAAAGGCCGCGCTCTTCTTTCAAGGAATCATCGCATGATTGACAATCAAACACACCGCGGCGCCCCACAGTCACAGAGAATTTCATCCTCGACTTGGTAGAAGGCTTTAGTTCAACGCTCTGTGAGAGTTGATATGTCAGTCTCAGTGCCTGATTCATTGTGATACTATCCTCAATGCTGTTTTTTTTAATAAATGAGGGGGGATTTTCTCATCCTTCACGCCTGATTTTCTCCAAAAATCAACCGCGTGTAAGACTTCTCCGGCATGAAAACGCGCAATGATGGCGGTCAAATTTACGATAAATTCCCGATCCGGTGTCAACCGCTCATACAACTCCACAAATTTCTCTTTATCAAAGGGCAGTGCCCCGCCCCCGTTTGAAATAATCTTAGTCGCGAGAGAGGCAGGGAAACCAGAAGAGATGAGTTTTGCCAAGAGCGCCGAGTATCCGGGGTCGCCTGTCTCCAGTGGTAGAAACTCAATGGCGAAGTCGTTAGGGTCGTGGTCGATGACACAGCGCCTCAAGATCTCGCGTTGCTTTTCGCGAGCTGCTTCCCCTAGATCAGCAATTGTCAAAGGGGAGGCGTTTTCTTTTTGAGCCGCAAACCAAGCCTTCTCTTTTTGTCGCAAATCAGACCATAAGAGATCCCAGTCTTTCTTTGAGATCTCCCTGATCTTCACGGAGGCGTAACCCTGCTCAGGCTCGGAACGGTGACAGGGCACGACGATCCAGCACTCGCGAAAGTTTGGGTTTAATAAATCAATATCGACTCGAATTGGCATAGTAAAACTCTTTTTGTTATTAGTTAAACAGGGCAAAGGCGACACGCTCAGGAACCCCATTCGTGGTCAAGTCGCGCTCCACCTGAAACGTGAGTTGATGACAACGAAGATCGCCGTCTGTCACGACAACCGGAAAGCCTTGTGGAATCAATCGGCGCACATAGAGACATGCGCGCTGTGCTCCGATGGCCGCGCCGTTGGGCACCCCTGGATACATGACGTGTGCAAACTTATAAGGGACCTGCGCATCAAAGCGGGTATAGTGGCGAACATCATACTCAACCAAGACAGTAAGCAAGCCTTTAAACGCTGGCCCCCTGACGTAGCCTTTGATATCTGATCCGGGGAGCGTTGCGGTTGCGCTGGCTCCCCCATCCAAACCATTGGAGCCAGTATCCGCGATTACTTGCGGATTGAGTTCTAATTCAAGTTTTCGTAAGGATTTTTTCGCTGTGCTCCAGGTCGGTGTGCCAACCAAAGTTACCGCCGCATTGTCAGCAACAGAGCCAGCGAGCCCCGGCTGGAAACTAAAAGAGCCAGAGGATAAAGCAGCGGTGACAACGTAGGTGCCTGTCACGCCGTTAAAGGTGACGGTATCGCCTACCAAGATCGTTCCGGTGCCGGTATCGACGGCAACCGTTGTCGATCCTGCGGCATAGCCCGCCCCGTTGTTGATTTGATAGGAGGCGCCCGTTCCCTGAGAAGGAGCCTCTAAAATGGTATCACCAGCCCAACCTAAAAACGTGCCAGACCAAACACCGGGATTGCTAATATTCGTAGCCGCCCCGCCCGATTTGGTGTACTCAGCGGCCATTGAAAACGCGAACGACATTGCGAGCACCTTGTCTTTTTCGTATACCAACTGGCACGAAGAGAGACAGGCTCCTTTTGCAAGGATAACTTGCTGCTGATAACTATCGGGCTTAGCGCTCCAATCGCTCTCAATCGAGAAGGTGTCACACGCCAAACCTTGCGAATAATCGAAACACCCGCCAGAGTTTGCCGAAGGGTTGCTACATGCGGTCGTTGTAACGCCGGAAGGAAGAGACACGCCGTAGGTGACAAGGTTCGCGGCGCTGGTATCAACAGGCACAAAGTAAGTTTTGCTATCGTTGCCGGTGACTTTAATCCATGTCGCAGGCCCACCCGCTGAGATATTGACCCCAACATTGGTTTGTGTGCTCGAAAAAGTAAGCGTGGTCGCGCTATTTTCGCTCCCGAGCGCTGCCGTGAAGAGAGTTTTTAAATCAGCATAGGCGTTGAAAGTCAGCATGTACGAAAACGAAGCAGAGTATTTTTGCCTACCCGGTACACCTGCATACACGTCTCCGTAGGAGTTAAGCGCAACATCAAGCGCAATCGTTTCCCTGTCAGGAGAAATTGTTACTGGGGACAAAAGACCCTTTGCGTTTACCCACGTTCCCGCTGTCTTAAAACTGGATTCTTTGGCAAAGGCGATCCTTTGAAATTGCTCTGGTACTGCGGTCATTTTGGTTACTCCGTATTATATAAAACCCCATCAAAAAGAATCTTCTCGATATCTCGCTCTAGATCTTCCTGGTATTGGGGGGCTATTCCTGTTTCGTAATATTTTTCTAATAAGCGATCTCCATAGACCACGTTTGATTTTATCTCGACATATGCGGGCTCCGTTAAAACCCCCTCGATTGAATCAATAAAATTGCCTGTATCAAAAAGAGTGACACCTTGCGGGAAAGGATTGCCCTCTCCGTCAATGCCGTCTCGGATTTGTTTCTTGATATAAAACACAAATACATCAGCAATCGCCTGCATCTGCGCTTCATTGACGACAAATTCACTCATGGGTACACCTCTTGAACTTCAATCGTATAATTCAATCGGCGTAAGGTGTTGCCCATATCGTAAGAACCCTGCAGTTTCACGACGGCGATTGCAATTCCAAGATCGGTCGGTGAGGTGGTAAGGTCTCCTCCCTGCATCAGTGCATCAATTTGTCGCAGGTCGCTCGCTTTGATGGCTGGAATATAGATGGATTCGTTTTCATATAGGGTCGTGGGTCCGTCCGGGTATCCAATTTCAATATAGATTGCACAAGTAAAGGGGGAGGCTCCAGAGTTGCGAGCAAAAGAGCCTGGGGATTGATTGGCGATTAAGACTTCGAAACGACGAAAAAAGCCCTCAAAAGCAATGGAAGGCTTGATATATTCAGTTGCCTGTACAAAGGCGATGTTTGGAGCAATATCGGGCGTCAAATCAGCGATGCGATCCGTGATTCTTTGGAGCAGTTTACCGAGCGCAGAGTCATCCGAATACGCAACCGGCGTACCTTCAAAACTCGGAATGATTTTGTTCTTCACAAAATTCAGTTGCTTGCTGGTAATTTTGCCAAAGTTCGCCATAGCTTAGGCTCTCTCTACGGCGCGAGAACCATTGCCGCTTCTTGCTCTGCCAAAGTCACTCAAGAAATTCTGGACTGTTTTGGGTAAGACCTTAATCCTGTCGTATTTATCAAAGGTGAGGTTGATTGTCCCTACACTCAATGCAGACAATCCAACCTCTTGATCTTCGACACGATCAGGATCAACGAGGAGAGCCCGGGCCATTTCTGCGGTTGCATATTCGAGATCGGTTGGTATGTCGTCGCCGTCGATCTCGTCGCCTTCAATATCGTAGACATATCGACGCGGCCAACGGAGCGCCTGCGTTGTAGTGCTTTTCTCCCCATCAAAGAGCCAATACTTGTCGATCAAACGGGTTGCCCAACGAAGACAAGCCTCTTTGACGGCGGTGGTCGCAGCGGTCCAATCGTCGGCATAGGTCACAGAGTCGCCCCGCTTGCTGCTGAAATACGTATCCGTATTTGCAACAGAGTAGTAGCTTTCTGCGTTGGCTAATCCGGTGCCATCTTCCACCACAAGCGCCACGATTCAATCTCTTTCATGGGGTTTATTGACCCCAATTTGTTATAACAAAGGTCGGGTTCCTGCTAGAGAGTTGCACTCTGGATCTCCCCCGCTGTTAGAGAAGGGGCGGTTTCTCTATTAATCCCTACAGACCACAACAGGATCGGCGAGAGTCGAACTCGCAAAGACGCCACGTCAAGCAATCGGCGCGCGGCTCCCTGCCGCAAGCAATCCCAAAGACCCCCATTATATTATAACAATAGGGGGATTATATGATTAAGAGTCGGCTGCTGTGGTTAATTCAACGGTAAAATCGACGATATACGAAACAGATCCGGCTGTATCATTGGTCAGATTTTTAATTGCAAGACCTCTGTTTGCCGCGGTTGTTCCTGATAAGGTAATGCCGCGCTCACCGTCTCGGCGTTGATATACCGTCTGGCCTTCAATGCTCATGCGGCTTAACTGAAACGCGGTTGCCGCAAGCACAACTTCCTCCGCGGTGCAGAAGATAGCAGGATCTAATACGACGCCATCCGTGACCGCACTGGAGTTGTGATCGCAGGAAATAGAGGCGGGCAAGGTGTCTGTTTCGGGATCGTTTGCAACCGGAGTGATTGCGGTTCCTGTGGTAAACGCAGCAATCCTCAAGAGCGATTGCTTGAGCAAAACACCAGTGACGGCGCTAATATTGGAGTGTACCACTCTGATACGTTGAATCACAACGTCGTATGTGGTGTTCGCGTTGAAAATTACCATCATATATTTGTTATTAGCGGGGGCGATATCCTCCCAGACAGCGCGAAAAGTAGCCTTGCCAGAGGAGGCTACACGCAAAGGATTGCGCTTGGTGCCTACCTGGTTCACACCATCAAACAAGAGAGCAGGTTGCCCGAGGGATGCAATTGTGGTCATGTGAAAAAATCCTTATGTTAAGATGTTGTACTTTATTGACACAGCATCAAAATATTACAGCGTGTAAATACAAACGCCGGCGGTGTTTTTGTCGTCAGTTGCCGCTTGATCCCAATTGGTGGTCGTTGCGATAGTGGCATCAGAGGGGTTTGAACCACCGTTTCCAGTGTCGTATTTGAACCCTAACACCTCGACATTGAAAGCGAGTTCGCCTTGTACGCGGTATACCAATTGCTCTAAGCCTGTAACCCATTCCGAGGTGATTTGACGCGCTTCGCTCTCGGTGATTCGGAGGGCTCCGGCGGCTAAGCCGAGGCTGTAATACTTGGCAGAATTAACGAGAGAGGCGTTATCAGTCTTGATAACCGGCTTGCCGAGGGTTGCGACAGAGCCGTTTGCAATGGCGAGCCCAGAGACGGTATCTAAACCAAGGGCGGCTTGGTCTTTGAGGAGATCAAACCAGGGCTTCGAGTGCATGAGCCAGCAAACGATCTTTTCAGAAGCATCACCAAAGACAGAAGTACCAATGATCAGTTGCTCTGTGGTGAGCTTTGATGTGGTGGAGACATCGGTCAGCATCGCAGTGTTGCCAGTGATAGCAGCGACCAGTGCCTTGACACCGACAGTCACCATGCGCTGCATGATAGCATCAGCGATCTGCTCACCGAGATAAATGGAGTAAGCCTCGGGGGTAAATTTTCCAATCGAGCGGCGTAAGGCGTTGAGCGTGAAATCAACCGGGCCTACGCGCTGGTTACATTTGACCCCAATAAATTCATCCTGGGTAGGCTTAACAGCGGTAGCGGCCGAGATAGAGGTGAGGTCTTGACGAACAACAAGATCCGCGATTGCGGGGAAGAAGGAGGCTTTGTTGTAGTTACCGAACAATTCTTTTGTTTCGAGGATGATCGCGCCATTGGATCGCTGGTTGAAAATATCCGCAACCACTGCGGCTCTCTCAGCCATACCCGAAAACATTTGCTCTTCGTAAATCTTAAAATCTGAAATTAAGGCTGTTGCCATTTGTTACACTCCACAGTGACCTTGGCAACCTGCTTTTAAGGTAGGCTACAAAGGTAGTTTATGATAGGCAGCCATACCATGAGTTTTTTGGTAGGCCGCTTTTTCTTCATGATTCATTTTGGAGCGCTTCAAGTTCCCGCTTGGAACGTTTGCGCCCGCGTCTTTACTTGTGCCGCCCCCGACAGAGTTTCCAAGCCAATGTTTTTTAGTAGCCAAAAGGCCCTTTAACCAAACATCGGCGCGTACTTCTTTGCCGTCGGAGTCGATCAATTTTCCATCAACGACCTTCAAAGCAACGCTTGCGTGCAATAAAACATCGTCGATGGCCTCTTTTAAAACACCCGCTTCAAGAGCTGCCTTCGTGATCGATTCGCCTCGTACATACTTGGCTTCTCTCTCAATGGAGGCTTGTAATTTCGCCTCGTACTCAGCCTTGATTTTTGCGCGCTCCGCCTCTGCTTCTGCCTTTGTTTGCCCTAAAATCTGCTCGAATTGCCCTGCTTCTAAGGCCCTTTTTTGCTCTAAAGCCTTCTTTTCTTCTAAGGCTTTTTTTGCGAGATCAGGATCAAGCCCTTCGTATTTCTTTTTAAGGGCTTCCATCTCCAATTAATGGCCCGATTTGAGTCCATAAATCGATGAATGTCCGATTTTGGGGCTGCATCAAAATGCAACTTTCCTTCTTTTTCGCGGTACAAGCCGCGTAAAGCTTCGGGAACCTCGGGCAACTGCTCTTTTTCAATGATCAAGGGTAAATCAAATGGCATCACGGAGACTCTTTCTTTGAAATTACAAAGGTAAAATCAAATTAAAGCGCAATCCAAAGGGGGTTGACGCTTTGTTATGATACAATAATTGCTAATATATTAGCCAAAAGTCAAGAAAAATGACAAAAGATTAGCCGAAGCACTGTAGACTCTTGTACCCACCCAAAAGAAAAGGGCCGCTGTAGCAGCCCCCTGTAGAATTTCGCCTTGTTCAAAACGATAAAAGAAGAATAGCAGCAAAGAGGGGACGCGCAAGCTACATCTGGGTACTACTAACACCATTGGAGATCGGCGCGGGGGTCTGCTGCGATCTTGCGGCTTTTTTCGCCATTAACTCTTGCGCATAAAGTTTATAGTCAACTTGAGGGGGGAGGCTCTCCGCGCTCTCAAGCAAAAAGGCGAAGAGTTCCTCTGAGATTGCGCCGATCTGGAGGGATTCGGAGAGTGCCTTAATATCAGCGGCGCTGAGTTTTGAATTCACGAATTGCTTATTCAGGGAAAGGCTTGTGCTTGTTTCGTCGCCACCTTCCCAATACACCAGCCATGAAAGCGCTTCTGTTAAACCCTGAGAGAGAACGTCAACGACGTTGACAAGGGGAGCGCTCTGCTCGTCGTGCTTGGCTTCAATCGCTTGCGCCGTTTCGGCCATACGAAGCGGAGGAGTGATCGCGCTGGCGCCCAAAGAAGCCATTTCCTCTTTCATGTCGATCATATCTTGCCGAACCGCATTGATACCCGACCCGCCCCACTCCAAAAAACCAACCGCAACGCCAGTGCCGTTGAAATTCTGCATCACACCAGATCCAAGCTCAACCGGAGTATCATCCTCGCTCGTCGAGGCATTGAGGGTATAGGGCGTTGGTAGTGCCGAAAGATGCAGACCATGACAAAGATCAGCGCTGCGTTTGTAATGGTGCAGGTTAATCGTTGCGATCTCCAAGAGAGGCGATTCTTGAATATCAGGAGAAAGACTCTCTGTACCAATAAAAACAAAAGGGATCTCGGTAAAGGGTTCACCTCTGACTTGCGGCGTAACAGTGGAGACAAGAGACCACTCTTTATTCTCCCCCCCGACGTGATATATATTTTGAATATATATTCCGTTTACCAATCGCAATTCTCGATATTCTGTAATTGTGTTATAAGAAAAACCATCCTCGGCAAGTTCCGATACGGTATAGCATAACAAAACCATTGTTAGTTTCTTAACACCATCAATAACTGTGTAGGCCCAGTTAATGATCTCCTCTGCCTTAAATAATAACAAATAGGCTCGACCATTAGGATCAGCTTGATGCTCTGCTAATATTCCGATTCTTCCTGTTGTCAGCAACTCGACAAGGCTTTGACGCGCAAAGTCTTTGACTGGAGTGGCCTGTAAATTAATATCTAAAAGCCGATCTTCTAAGCCAGGGGGCACCGCAACAGAGGGCAAGCGACGAAATACGGCCCCGGTCCAGCCTAAAAGGGTGCGTTTACTGGCATTGTAAAAGCGAGCACGGGCCTTGTAGGCATCATAAGAGGTCTCTGTTTGGCGCGTGCTCAACTTTGGGAGATAGGTCGTGCCTTTGTCGTGAATCTTTCGCTCGCCCGCAAGCACGTCTCTGATTTTAACCCAGTCTACTTTGTAATAAGTATATTGAGGGTGTTCGTATTGTATTGCCATTTTATTATATCCTTATTTTTTAATTGTTCTCGTGAAATAAGATTGCCCTGATTCATTAAGCCAACGAATCATATCTTTATATTTTTTAAGGGATGTAAATGTTATAGCATTTTCCTCATCCCAATCTGTTTTCTCTTTGTTTCGCTTTATGATTTGTCTCTTCATTATGTCAACCCATTAAAGCCCATAGACTTGTCGTTCTGTGCGTGCTGCTGATCTCCACGTCAGACGATATCTCCAAGCGTCCGCGATATGGTCCTCTGCATCGGTGTCAATATCATCAGGATCGTTTTTATCTCGCTGCAATAAAGGGATGGTCCGAATAAAATTTACGCAACTATCGGTGACAAAAAACCCGGGCTTCTCTAGAGGCAACCCTTCACGAGAGATCGACAGCAAAAGACGAGAGCGGCATTCCTCCCACCCGGCTTTTCTGCTGCCTGGACCTTTCGCGCAGGGCTCAAAATAGCAGCCAACCCCCTCAAATTTACTATAGATAGAATTGCGGGGGTCACTCTCGGCCCACATCGCGCTATCCGCAACACCTCTGACACCCTTCAGGCCCAACTTTTTTTCGATTTCGAGGATATTTTTTGCCACCTGTTGCGCGGGAAGTTTGACGCCAACGTTCGGAGACTCAGCCCCGTAGTATTCAAAAAATAAAATCAGAGATCCGCGAGGGATAAACAGAGACTTGCCGCGAACAGTGATTGCCTCCCCTGGTGACTCGGCAAACCACAGACAAGCAAAGGGAGCTGCCGATCCCCAGTCAAACGACCTTGTTACTTTCCAGTGAGCAGGAGGCTTGAAATTCGGTAAGACGTGCGAGCCCTTAGACCAACAATCGGCAAAGTATGCGCCGGCGGAGATCTCCCAACGATCGGCGCCACCCTTCCAGGCTTTGACAAGGTGGGGATCATCGACCCCACCAAGGATTTGATTTAAGTAGCGGGGCTGTGCGGTTAAAAGAGGCTGGTTTTCATCAAGAGGAGAATACAAGCGTAGCCGCTTGTTACCTTCTGCGTCAACGATAATTTTTCCGGTAGGTGCTGGATCGACAAAGTATGTCTTCACGGCGCCGTGGCCAGGGCCCCAAGGGTTAGAGGTAGCTCGACGCCGAAGGAGCGGGGTAACTTTTGGATTCGAGGAGCGCAAACACGAGACCATAATCTGATAAAGCTTCAAATCAGGCCAGGCGGTCAATTCTTCCCACCCCTGCCAGGAAAATTCGTGCCCGTGGTAGTTGCTCCAATAATCCTCAAGTGATTTGATATGCCGAAAATAAAGCCGCTCCCCTGTGGGCCACTCCCAAAAATAAGCAGAGCCGCTCTCAAAAAAACGAATTCCAGGGAAGCACTTATGAAAAATCTTTTGCGATTTGGAACGAACGTTTTCCAGGTCTTTGAAGGTACGAGCAAACAAAACGCCTTTCCAGTCGGCGCCGAGCCCTTGACCGCATTCTTTGGCAAAATCCATCAACAGCACGGAAGTTTTGCCGCCACCCCTTCCCCCTTCTAATAATAATTCACCTACGAATAAATCACGTTGCGAACGAAGCAAAAATAGTTGTTGTGACGACAGTTTAGCGCCCGAGATCGGCTTATTTGGTTCCCATAAACAATTCGAGATCGTCACTTCGCACGCCCTAGGAAATAGATTTATTTTGCTGGTTCGAGATCGGAAGCCGCCTTTTCAAGATCCTCACTGGTAAATCCCTTAGCGATCGGCACATGAATTACACCCCTGTGAGAAATCTCTGCGGTGGATTGCTCTCTCTTTGCCCAACGCTCGGGAAAGCGACGCTCTAAAATCCAGGCTTTGCTTTGCCAAGAGGGGTCTTTGCGGATCTCTGCCAACAAGAAAATCTCAGAGTGAGCCAGGGCTTCTTCGTAGTCTGCTTTCAGTTCGGGGTCTTTTTTGAGCCAGGCATAAAAAGATTGCTTCGTGGTACGCGCAAAGGAGCAGGCCGCCTCTACAGTTGCTCCGGTCTTGACCGCCGCCAATATCTTACGGCTCATGGCGGCGCGTTCATCTGGGGTTTTATTGCGGCTCATTGCCAGCCCCCTTTGTTTTAAATGGTAAAGGCGTTAAGGGAGCATCAATCAGATTAAGCTTTATTTCTGGTATCGTTGCATCGTGATTGCGTATCAATCGCTGCGTAAATCCAGAATAATCAACGTGGTGATGCCAGCGCTTAAACTTAAAAACAAGCCGCGAAACATCCGGGTGTAACGCTACCTGCATTTTACTCTTGGGTAGAGTCCCCTCTTCTTTGTAGAACTCGGCGGTATTGCCACCCTTGACGGCCTGTGTTTCGATCTTTTTCTGCAAATAGGTGTTGAACTGTACTGTGCAGCGACCGCTTTTTAGGATGCGTAAAGACAAATCTGTATCTTCGTTGTACCTGCCACGCCACCGAAACGGCAACGAATTGCGAATGAGATTACAAGAATAAATCCGAGTATTTAAAATAAACGGAGGTTGTCGTATGTTGTCGGGTACGAACATGGTGTAATTAGGCCCTGCCATATCAATATTTTGATAGCGCAAAACAAAATATTCCATCAAGGCAAACAGAGCCCCGTCTCCTGCTTTGATTCTTGCGTTGTGTTGTAAGACCCTGAAGTCTCGGATATTGTCATCCATAACCCAATGCCAAGAGGCTCCCAGAGAGATAGAATGTTCCCAGGCAAAGTTACGAGCCGCGCCGGGGCCTTTGCTTTTTGTATCTCCCAGATCGTCGCAAGTATCATACTCGGCTTGGTATTTTTTATCCAAAACCAGGATCTTCTTTTTATCAATCACCGCTGCGTAAGAATTATATTCCTGCTCCTCAACAACGATTGAATAGGGCACCCGCATCTCTTCCAAGGCTTTGCTTGTAAATCGGGTATCCGCACGCCCCTTTGAAACAATATAAAGAGGAAATTGTGGATTCATTTTGCCTCAGAAACCCAACGCTTTGCAGCAAGGTCACGCCGCTCTTGCTTAGGATGGTAGATATATTTAGCCTTCTCAGAAATCTCCTGACGGATCAGAGCACAGAAATCAAGAAAGTCTGCTTCGGTCTTGAGGTATACCGTCAGGGTACGAAAAAAGGTAACGCCGTTTTGTTCAAACTCGGGCATCCCCTCCCACTCTTCGGCGGCGTAGGCAGAACGCTCTTTTTTATCAATTGGAGGGGTTGCATTTTCTTGTAGCCAGACTTCTAGTTCTCCGGTTGTTTCTGTTTTCGCCAACAACTCCGCGAGAAGATCACTATCGGTCTCAGCCAACCCCGCGAGAGGGTCCAGCGTCAAAAGCAACTTATTCGCTTCCTGCTCGTTGACGTCCAGAATCAAAACAGGCACTTCCTGCTCCGGTGTCGTCTCAGCGCGCAGGTGTCCGTCAATCAACCGGAGCCCGTGCGGGGTTTCATACGCGAGCAAGGCATCGGCATAGCCAATTTCAGAGAGGAGCTGCGACAAGAGCCGCTTTTGCTTTTCGGGGTGCTTGCGATAGTTGAGCGGGTGCCTGAGAAGTTCAGAGGCTTTAACGCGTTTTAGTTCTTTGATGCGGTCCTGTATCATAGATTTAAGTATAAGCGTTTATCCGATAAGATACAAACTTTTATGATTTGGTTGGAAGGCTCACCCCCTCTTTTTGATATAGATAGATTTTAAAACCGGGGTCAACCAAAACTGAAGATTATCCGGTGATGACGAAAACAGAGAGCCCGAAAAACATACGTGCCAAGCCGAGCGCCTTTAGCAAAAGGAATTTCGATCTTATCACAAACCCCCATCGGACGACCGCACCCCTTTATACAGCAAAGATTCTGGTATTGGTTTGCGGTCGGGCTCAAGAGATAAGACTTACTATTGCGCCTCTTGCTCTTTGGAGTGCGCTCCCTTTCGCGGTTGTGAGATATGCTCAAGACCTCTCCTCCTTTTATTCTTGCGTGGGGTCTGTTGTCCCCGGCAGGTTAATCGCGAAAGGGTGATGGCCTGGAAACGTAGCCAGAAAATCCGAGATCACCCGTGAGACTGCAACGCCTCGCTCTTTACTGCGGAGCTCCAGTCGCTGATAAATCTCAGGAGAGACCCGAGCAGAGACCAGGCGCTTATTGGACTTCTGTTCTTTGCGAGCGTTTTGATTTTCAACCGGAGCGCCCGCCCCCCTTCGCCTTCCACCGTGTGTTTTCTTTTTCATCGATTCTTCTTTTATCTCCTACGTTGACAACCGGCACAGCCTATACAGCCATCACAATCGGGGATTATGTCGATAAAGATAACCTCCTCTACTTTTGCCTCTATCTTATCGTGCTCGGCAATATAGCGCGCAGCCCTCTCAGATGCGGCCTCAATCTTCAATTCAAAGATCGACACCTCTTCGATGTTTCGATAGATCGCAATAAAAGACTTCTTTCTCGGTGCATTGTGTTTTTGCATTTTAATTCTCCTTTTGTTTAAACCCTGACCCCTTGCGGGGTTTCGCCCTTCTGGGCTGCCATTAGTGATCGTGGTTGCCGTTGTTGATATCTTGCCAAGAGTGACCGCTGCGACGAAGAGAGGCGGCTTCCTTGTAGGTATTGGCTCTTGTATTGGCGTTGGCTAAATACTCGTTTTGTGAGACTGCGCCCGGCATTCGAACGACAATCGGAGCGGGTTTTGCTGCGGTTGCGCCCGTCTGCTCTGGTGTGGGCTGCTCTTTGCTATCACAGCGCTTGCTGTGTCTCAGTCTTGCGCCCGGATACCTGTGCTCCCAAGTGTTGCACTCGTCGCAAAATAAATATCTCAACTCAGAATCAGTTCCGCGTGCTTCTAATAAAATTGCCATTTTGTGCTCCCTTTGTCAGCGTTGTTGGTTTTCGTTGCTGACAAGAGACAAGATAGCACCTCCCTTGAGATTGTCAACAAAATTAATCAAGATAATGTGAAAATAATTTTGGGGCTTATATGGTGCGGCTTTGCACCCTTCCATTTGAGATATCAACATGGAGACAAAGGGGGGGGGCGGGGCCCGCCCCCCCTACCGGTCATCTCCCTTACTCCTCGTAGTGTGTCTGATATCGGTCCAGTTTGATGCCTCGGCTCAACAGTTCTGCTTTTTTCTCCTTCAGTTGTTGGTTGGTATCTCGGTTGACATCTGGGTAAAAATTCCACTTCCACTTGAAGTCTACGTTATCAAACCTAAATAAGGTCATCTCGATTCTTTGCTGTACGGGCGCCTCGCTAAAGGCTTTGTTTGCGGCTTCTTTGTTTAAGTTGGCTTCCAGGTTTTTTACAGAGGTAAGAATCATTTTGTTGCTCCCTTTGTCAGTGTTGGTTTTCGTTGCTGACAAGAGATAAGATAGCACTTCCTTCTGGATTGTCAACAAAATTAATCAAGATAATGTGAAAATAATTTTGTGGCTTTCGTGGTGCGGCTTTGCGGTGGGTAAAAGTTCTGCGACCCCCTTATTTTTATAGCAAGATATTACACAAGGTCTCTTTGGTACAGTTGCGCCTTGATTGGACACGCATAGACTTTTTGCTTTTCAAGATGCCTCCCCTCTCGCTAATCGTAGCAATCGCAAATCTCTTTTAATCTCTGAAATCACAACCTCTACGCTTGCGGCGCCTTCAATAAGGCCGCTCAAATAATCAAACCAATACCAACGACCAAACCAATCTACAAATCCATTCTTTGATGCGGTCCGCCCCTGTATGTCCAGCCTCAATTGCTCTCTCTCTGCCAGCGTTAAACGATCCATCTTATACCAACCCTTCTACAATCAACTTAGCCAGAACCCGGACCCCCTCTTGTAGTAAATCAAAACGATCTCCGTTGGCACGATTCAAGAATTCGGCCTCGGCTTTGAGCGCCTTTGCATGCTCGGCTTTTTGAACCTCGAATTCTTTTTTGAGCTTGTGCAAATCCTCAGTTAAGAAGTTGCGATCCGTATCATACTTGCTCTTTAATCGCAGCGCTTCGTTAAGCTCAGAATTGAGCCGCTCGATCTCTTTATCAAGCTTGCCCTTCGCTACAAGGTACTCTTTGAGATTGGCGCTTAGGGTAGATTCCAGTAGAACCACTCTGGATTTGAGAGCTTCATTCTCAGGCTGTAGCGCCTCAACGTCAACGCCTTCCCACTTCACAAGTTCATCGATTGCCCGCAAGCCGTCGCGCTGTTTGGAGATGACCCTCACATCCGACTTTAAGCCGTCGATCTCCTGATGGAGCCGCTCGATCTCTTTGTTCTTATCGACCAGGTGTTCTTGCGTGATGCTCAGGGTATTTTTGAGATTGGCGATCTCCTTCTCGCTAGCCTCCTGCACCCGCCTGGTGACTTCCTTTTCAGTAGTCAGAAATTGCCTCAGATTCTCCTCGCTTTGCATTCTCTCTTTTGCCAGCGCTTCATTTTCGGCTTTGAGCTTATGGCAAGCAGCAAGACACTTTGCCAGATCTTGCTCCAGTGGATCTTGCTCCGCGATCAACGAAAGATTCGAGGCTATTTGCCCCTCCAGTGCCCTCTTGGTTGTTTCGAGTTCTTCTTTGAGTTTTTGCGCCTCGGCTCTTGCGACTTGTGTCGAGGTAAGAGCACACTGCAAGTCAAAGGCAACTGCTTTGCGCTCGTTTGCTAGCGCTTCTTTGGTTGTTTCGAGTTCCCCCCTTAAGAGCTCAAACTCCTTAAACGAGGCAAAGAAGATCCCCGCCTCTGTTGCGGCTGCTAAGATTTTATCGCTGTCCAATTGTGAAACTCCATGCTCTCTCAAAATACGATCTAGTTGCTCTACTGCGTTCATTTTTTCATTCTCCTTTTTGCAATCGGGGCACTCTGCCAACTCCCCCGAAATAAGTTCAATATTTTTGGCTCCGTAACATTCGCGGCACTGTAGACCATCGTCAATATCTAAAGCCTCACCACAACTGCAATTGTAGTTCGCTGATATGTTTTCTTTGATTGAGCTCATTAAGTAAATTTCCTCTCCAGAGTAGCGCGAGCTCTAAGCAGTTCGCACATGTCTTGTGTGTGTGGCCTGGAAGAGGGGCGCTGTGGCGCGCATGGAAACTCCAGGCCATTGAATCGCTCGACGCAAGTAAATCACTCACCCGATACAGTCCAAGCGTCTTAAATCCAAACCCGTGCAGGTTGAGCCCCAGCGAGGCCAACTTGCGAAGTATCAGCACGGCCTCTGTGGTTCCCTGTCTGCGACAAATCGACCCCACGCCCACGAGCGGCAACGACCGAAGATCCACCCCCTTTGCTTGATATAAATCAAAGCATCTTAAATAATCGTCCAGCGCGAAGCCTTGCAGTACCGGGGTCCATGGTAGATCGGGAGCAAGAGACATCAAGTCAAGATAGCTCTGCACTGTGCTTTCTTGATGCTGCTGCAAGGAGCGCCCGGTCTTGGCTAGGATAAAGGGTTCACACATATGATCTTGTATGGCCGCCCACTGAAGATTCCCGATCTCCTGCGCGTATCTGCGCACAGAGAGAACATAATCTTTGGGAGAGATTGACCAGTACCCCTTACGACTCAACTCGGTAAAGCCGCCGCTATCCAATGCCCACGGTCCGAGAGCTCTCGGAAGTTTCTTGCGGTCTTTGAGCCGCTGGTGACTCACAAACAGAGGGACGCTTGTTTGTGCTAAAAAGCGGGGCTGGTGTACTCCCAGATAAAAAAGCATTAACTTTTTTCCCATTTGATTTTGGCCTGTAGCGGGTGCTTGTCTACGCGGGGGCGGCTCTTGCAACTCCAAGAGCCGCCCTTAGATTCTCCAATCACTTTCCATCCCGCGGCTTTGAGGCTTACTCCTGACTCTTCTTTGAGCGTGTAGGTAATAAGTCTCTGATATCCGAGCGCCCGCGCAGCTCTCCAACAAGCGCCATATAGGGCAGAGCAAGCGTGCGGCGTGCCATCCGTAGCAACTCGCGTCACTTCTGCACACCAACTATCGGCGTCAAGGTGCCGAGACACTGGGCGCCCAACAATAGCAACGCCGCAAATCAGGGCGGCGCCATCGTCGGCAACGCGAGAAACCGCACAAGCAAACAATCCACCTTGCGGCGCCCTATGATGTCGGTGGTGTTGGTTCACGAAGACGCGCGCCTCTGAGATTGTAATCGGTGTGATGACTAGCATTTTATCGCCTCCTCTGATTGCTGCTTTTATAGACGTCCTCTGCTGCTTGTCTTCTGCTGCCGCTCTCAATCCAGCCTTGCCACAAACGGGCGTGCATTGGATTCCTCCGGGCCACATCATCAAGAACTGACTGCTCACACCCCGCGACCAACAAGGCCGCTTGTTGCCCGAGTTTGGCAGCCTCCTGCGGTTTATTGGCGAGGCTCGCTTCCTGAGATCGCTGATAGAGTTCTTTGAGATTGGCGCTCACCTTGTCGGCAAGGTCGGGCTCTCTGGCGGGCTCAACCGGCGCAGAGGTCTCCTCCGGTTGCGGGGACAGGTCGCGTTGACGTTGCGCAAGATGCGTCTCGTAAAACGCAGCAACCCCCTCCAGGTCAATCAATTTGCTTAACTTTCGGGTAAGTTGATCGACCTCGGCAAGATATCCAACCGACGCCAGACCTCTCCGGGCCTGATAGATACGACCTAGGGTTGGTAAGGTTTCGCTATCATCGTGTGCGGCTCTTTGTGGGAGCCATAGAGGATAATCGGGAACCTCTACGGGAAGCGGAGCGCTGGCAACTGGAGCAACCGGCACTACCGGAGCGACCACAACGGGGACCACCTCGACCGCAGGGCTGGCAACCGGAGGGCTCTTCTTGCGTGCAACCCAGAGCAGTTTTAAGTTTTCGAGTTTGGTGGCACCCGCGAGAGCGGCCCGCAATTGAACCCGGAGCCCCCTTTGATCCAAGAGCATCCCGTAGTCGTACGACTCTACCCAAACCAGAGCGGTTTCAAGTTCGTTAGTAAATACGATTTTTTTAAGCGAGAGAGGAGCAAGTAGCGCAAAGTCATCGATCGACAGTAACCGCCTCAAGCCTTCAATCGCAGCCGCCCACGGGTCAGATTTGGGGCTCTCTGCGGTCTCTTCTTTGGTCGTCTCCGGTTGCGCGGGACCGGAGAGGATCGCTTCCTCCAATCGCAGGGAAGGCACTGGGCGTCCTGCGGCCCTCTCGGTGACATACCACGTCAAGAGAGCGCGCTGTGCATCTCCGGTGCTGACATCCTCTTGCTTACAAAGCGCTTCAAATTTGTGCCAAATATCTAGGGCGTATCTCACGGTCGTTGCCTTTCTGGGTATAGGTCTTGGGCCTCTCTTGGGCCTCGAAAAATAGCCTGCGGTCATTGCTCGCCCCTGCCCAATACAAGCCGGGTGTACTCTTGCCGGAGCGCTCTTTTAAAAAGATGCTCTTGCTCAAAGGAGAGTTTTGCTTGCTTGATTGCAAACTCGACCGCCTTTGATAGTGTGTCAACTTGAGCCGCTTTATCCGAGGGCGTAGGAGGGGCTTTTATTGTACTTCTCAGCACTGAGCCCGATGGCTCAGCCCCCTCTGTTGTATCTATATCTTTTGTATCAAGGTTTTGTTCAGGAAGCATCTTTAAGAATCCTTTCTATAAAAATAAGATTGTGATCTATCCTAGGGGGGATACCGAAGACAACAGGCTTTTTCCTACTCGATTTTTCAACTTTTTTAAACAATCGTATTTGTACCTATAAAATCAATAAGTTAGTATGGTTGCATGTTTTAGTGCTACATATCTCTGAATCGGAGTTATAACTCTGATTACAAAGTTTCTGTCTCAATTTGGGGCGATTCCCTTAATTCTGTAATCAGATTTATTTATCTGATTACAGGGTTTCCTTGCTGGTATACTGTAGTGCTGTTCAGGTATTGATTGATTAATAGAGGGGAGGGCTCGATCTTGGCTACTGCACCGAGAGGACTGTAGCAGCCAAAACAGGAAACGGCGCCGAGCCTTACCACGAAAGGCTCAAAATTATTTTTACTTTATCTTGATTAATTTTGTTGACAATCCTGATAGAGTTGCTATCTTATCTCTTGTCAGCAACAAAAACCAACGCTGACAAAGGAAGCGCAAAATGACAATCGAACAGTTGAACAAAGAGATCGAAACCGCAGAAGAGGAACTCGCTTTATATGTAGAGGTTGATTTTGAGTATGGCACCGCGACCCACCGCAGAATCGAGAACTTAGAGAATAAGCTTGAGAATCTTTACGCCGAGAAGAAAGCCTTGCTGGAAAACTAGAGCAACAAAAATAAAAAGAGCGGGGTAGCTCGTATGTACCGCCCCGCTCTTTTTATATGCACCAACAAAAGGAGAGGATCAAAATGCAGAAGTTAAGTATCACTTTTAAGGGGGTCGCGCAAGAAATAGCAAGCAAGTACCCCGCACTCAGCGCCAAGATCGAGAAGGCCTTAGAACTCGCGGAGGGGCCACGTCTTTGGTGGGCGGGCGAAACCTCCGAGAAAGAGCCGATTTTTGAGGCGCTCTCTTCGGACGGCTCCAAGGTCTATCGCGTATCTCCAGGTGCTTGTACCTGCCCTGCTCGCGGGCTGTGCTACCACCGGATCGCTCGGGGAATCGTGGTCACTCTAGCCCACAACAAAACCGAGATCGTATTCGGTGGAGCGGAGGCAAAAAATGAATGAGCAACTCACCAGGGAGTCGATCTTGGAGATTATCGCCGAAATTCTTGACGATAGTACGCAGTGGCTGCTAGCGGTCTCGATTTTCGAGGCCCTGTTACAGAGCCCGCAACTACCCCTTGTTTTGCTAGAGCACCCAGAGTTAGCCAGCGACATAAAGCGCTGTGCTGCGTCTCTTGGGTAGTCAACTGTGACAGGTTGTCACACTTTTTTCGCGCTTGACGCGCACCCCTCTTTTTGATCTAATAATCTTTGCCGCAAATAAAAAACCGGAGCACCTCAAAAAGATACTCCGGTTAGATATTGCGGCGTCCAGCAAAAACGCGAGACCTACTTTACAGGATCTCGCGGAAAAGGAAAGTCTTAGCGATGAACGAAATTGTTGTTAATAATTGGACTTTGCACCAGGCCGAAAAGACACAAGAGCCGCTTATTCTCGATCTCGACCTTGCCGAGCGGCTAGGCTTTACCGTCAAGATTAGTATTCGCGTTTTGATTCGCAAGTTGATTAAGCGCGGCACACTGAAGGGGGTTTTTATTGCTCCGATAAAAACCTCCGAGAAAGGCGGTAGGCCGGGGAACGCCTTTTATCTGACAGAAAAACAAGCGTTGATTGTGATCTCTCACGCCGAAACACAGATCGCGGATCTACTGCTAGAGGAAGTGATTGATTTGTACCTGGCCTATAAGCGGGGACAATTGACCCCACCACCGCAGCAAATACCAACCCAAGATCTATCTAATCTAATGGGGGCCGTTGCTGCGCTCACAATCGCAGTAGAGCGCTTGACCTCGCTACAGGCCTCTCAGCAGCAGACCGCCCCTCAACTTCAAACCAAGAGGCAATTGCAGCCATCCAGGCAAGCCCCCTTGCAGGGCTCTCTCCTTGATAGATCCCGCGATCTGAAGTGGTTTGATGTAGCGGATTGCGCACGCTCTCTTGAGATCTCCTTTGAGCGCTTTTGGTCGTTGTGGAGATCCGCAGGTCTTAACAACCACTACCAGAGACGTCAAACCCGATACGGTTGGCAAATTCGCGAGGACGCCTTTCGAGCGATTGAAGTTGCCAACGACTACCGATAAGGAGGCCACCTTGCAACAATCTTTTTTACAAAGACTTATCTCGCACGCGGAGGAGTCTTCTTTGACTCCTAAGGCCGTTGAGCTTTTTACTCTTACCTACCCCGCCCTGGTAAAGTACAAAACAATCGACGACTACCGAGAGAATCTTCGGCGCGATCCCGCTGCAATAGCAGCGCTATGCGATGCGGCGACGGGCCGTTGGGTAACAGGTGCCCTATATCTGCTCTTGATTGGTAGTGGCTATCGCTTGCGGCTTGCCGAGACGGTTGCTCCTGATCCGTCGGGGCTTCTCAAGTTGCTCTGGGAGGCTGCGAGCCGATGTCCCGCAGCTCCTTATCGTTGGGTGCTAGGTCGCTGCTTAGAGGCTCGACGCGCTCAACAAGCCGAGCAGAAGAGAGCCGAGGCGTGGGTGTCTGCGCAAGCCGAGAAAGAAGGCTGGACTCTGGGAGCGGTCGAGTCAGGGAAGGCCGACCCTGAGACCGATTTTAAATTAAGGGAGATGTTAGAGGAGGCAATCTCTGGACTTGCTCCACAGCAGAGAGCCGCGATTGTGCTGTATCTCCAGGGCTACAACTACCGAGAGATCGCGGATAAACTCCAGATCTCGCCAAAGACAGCAGACAACGCTGTAACTTTGGCTAAAAATAATCTCAAGAAAAAACTAAAAATCGAGTAGGAATTTAGGCTCTGTCTTCGGATAGAGTTTCAGGAGGTTTCAAAAAATGACAAAAACAAAATTACGCCCCGTACTTGTATCTACCGAAGATAAATTTTTAGTCTTTGGTTGGACTGCAAATCACTGCGACGATCCGATTATCTATCTCAAGGATTCGAGGTTGGTTGTGTATTGGAGTGCCGAAACCAAAGGGCTTTGGGGGCTTGCTGCGGCTGGCCCTGACGAGGGTCGCCGCGTGAGCGCTCCGTGTGATTGTGCAATTAAAAATCACACCTTTGTTTTAGAGGTTACAGAGAGCGCAGCAAAGGCGTTTGCCTCCGTGGCTTGGAGTTAAGATGCTCGGTGATCTTGCGCTTTCGATCTTGCCCTTTACCCCAAAGTCAAAACTGGAAACACTTATAGCCTCTTGTCCGGAGGGGATTTTAGCAAATCCGGTTTGTCCGATCTTACTGCTCGAAGATCCAACATGGCCGGCCTTTATCGGGGCGGTTCGACTCGTTAAGATCGAGGAGTTGAAGCAGCAAAACAAAGGGTCGCATATCAAAGACGGCTCCGGCTCCGGCTACGGCTCCGGCTACGGCTACGGCTCCGGCTACGGCTACGGCTACGGCTCCGGCTACGGCTCCGGCGACGGCTACGGCTACTGCTACTGCTACGGCTCCGGCTACGGCT